TGGAGAATGTGTCGTCTACGAAGAAACCGACAAAGCAAAGTATATCAAACTCCTCGGAGAATATATTAGAAAATTTGTTGGAGATAAATTGGAGCTCTATGGAACCTAACAAAGAATTAGAAAAAGCAATTGAGAGTAAATTTTTAACTCCTCAAAAATTTGCTATTGAGATAGAAAGTATTGTAGCAAATGAAGAACTCAATTATATTGATGCTATCTGTCATTATTGTGAAATTAATGCATTGGAAATTGAATCAGTAACAAAATTGGTATCTAAACCTCTTAAAGAAAAATTGAAATATGATGCCCAAGAACTTAATTTTATGAAAAAAACCTCTAGAGCTAAATTGCCCTTATAATGGAACAAGTTGAAGGAACTGTGTTTGAAAAACCTTTTCCACATTTAATTATTGAAAATTTTTATAATGAAAATGAATTAGAGTTAATCTGGGAAGAACTTAAATTTTATACTAAACCTAATAAACTTTTAGAAGCGAAGTATTTTGGCGGTGTAGTAGGTAAAACTAATTCACATGCTTTAGTATTAGATGATATCTATGATAATAATAGAAATCTCTCCAATATCCTCACTGTTAATAGAAAAATTTTTGATGGTGAAATTTTAAAAATATTTGGGCAGATACATGATTGTTGTTCTATAGCATCTTATACTAATTGGGATGTTACTAAGGTAAGATATTATCATAATGGTGAATATTATAAACCTCATATTGATAAGGCTATGCCTTTTTTAGCATTTTCTTATTTTTATAAAGAACCTAAAAAGTTTAGTGGAGGAGAGTTAATATTTCCGAAGTATGATTATCAGTTGACATGTAAAAATAATTCAATTATACTATTTCCTGGATGGGTTGAACATGCAGTGAATGAAGTAAAAATAGAAAATTCTGATTATTATGATGGCTGGGGTAGATATTCTATTACCAGTTTTTTTGGAAATAAAGGTTAATGAAAGTGACCCCATTTGAGACTTATCGAACATACCTTTCGATGAAAAGTCATTTTACTAATCCTAAGTATGACTTTATAAAGTATGGTGGTAAATCAAGAGCCACCATGACTTCTTTTAATAAAAGAAAAGATAAATATTGGTTTGAGAAAACTTCTAGAAAGTACTCAGATCAAGAAGTTATAGATTTTCTTTTAGCAAATTTCGTAACTACAGACAATCCACAAAACTTATGGATTGGAGAAATCATCAACTCAGGAGAAAGGAATTATTCACAATGGATGAAACGAAAACAGAGTTTGACTTACTTGTTCAAAGAACAAAGCAGCGAATTACTATCTCAGAAAGACTTGAAAGAAGTATTCGATTGCTCGAAGGGCCATCCCCCTTTGCTAAAAAAATATCTGGGTGGAGAGATCTCGCTAGAAACACTTACAATACTGGAAAAAGTCTTTTCTTTCGTAAAAAATTTTGATGAGAAGTTAAAAGATCCAGTGTGGGAAACCGTCAGTATGAAGATTAAAAAGTATATACCTTTTCTAAATATTAATGTGTTCCACTATAAAAAAATATTAAGGGAATTAATCAATGAGTGATTTTTTTGAATCTGAAATTGTTCGTGAGGAAATGGAAGATATCCATCAACTCCAACAAGAAATTTATGGCCAATTAATGAATATTAATGACCTACCACATGAAAAAAAGAAGGAACATATTGACCAATTGATGGAATTGTTAGATAAGCAACGTGTGATGTATACAAGATTGTCTCTTTCAGACGATCCCAAAGCAATTGAATTAAAAACTCAATTACAGAAATCAGTGGTTCTAATGGGTTTCCCAGAAGATACTGATATTCGCACATTGTTTGATCATATGTATGACACTATAAAGTCACTTGATCAATTTGTTGACAAGTGATCGATGATCTGTTATAATACTTTTGTTGGGTTGACGAACTCAACGGGGAGTGACTGAATAATCTTTCTGGCATATAGCTGGATAAGGTGATGAGACACAGGCAGAGATGTAAAATTTACTACTGTAGTAATGCCCGTCTCTTGTTGGTAATACAGAATTCCAACCTCCCACCCCAAATCCAATTAATCCTATTAATCCGAGGTATCCAAATGTCGTTTGCTAATCTTAAAAAGCAATCAAAACTAGGCTCTCTTACACAAAAACTTGTGAAGGAAGTCGAAAAAATGAATACTAACGGTTCATCAGCTGATGACCGTCTTTGGAAGTTAGACGTAGATAAATCAGGCAATGGTTATGCCGTTATCCGTTTTCTTCCTGCTCCTAACGGTGAAGATCTACCGTTTGTAAAACTATATTCCCATGCATTTAAAGGTGCTGGTGGTTGGTATATAGAAAATTCTTTGACTACTCTTGGTCAAAAGGATCCAGTTTCTGAGTTCAATACTACACTCTGGAACAACGGCACTGATGCTGGTAAAGATGCTGCTCGTAGGCAGAAGCGTAAACTCACATATATCAGTAACATCTATGTCGTAAAAGATCCAGCAAATCCTGAAAACGAAGGTCAAGTATTCTTATACAAGTATGGTAAGAAGATCTTTGATAAAATCACTGCAGCAATGCAACCTGAGTTTGAGGATGAGGAAGCAATTGATCCATTTGATTTCTGGCAAGGTGCTAATTTCAAGTTGAAAGCAAAGAATGTTGCTGGTTATAGAAACTATGATTCTTCTGAGTTCACTGCCGTTTCTCCATTATTGGATGATGACGATGCACTAGAAGCATTATGGAAGAAAGAAAACTCTCTTCAAGAGTTTGTTGGTGCTGATCAGTTCAAGTCTTATGATGAATTGAAGAAGCGTCTTGGTTATGTTCTTGGTAGTAATGCTACAGTTACTCAAGATCCTGAAGTAGAAGATGAAGATCGTGCTCGTGGGCCTTCCCCAGTAGCATCTGTTCCATCTGAACCAGAACCTGCTATTGCAGTTGGTGCTGGTGCTGGAACTAGTGATGAAGATGATGATACGTTATCTTACTTTGCGAAACTCGCAGCAGATTAACATAAGAAAGGGGTCTCACGACCCCTTTTTTTATGGCATTGTAACTTTTGTATTCTCTGTTCTCGCTAATCGATCAGTGACTCTCTGGGAGGATCGTTGATATACCATTATATTTCTCATATCATTTAAAAATTGTTGTAGATACATTCTTCTTAAAAGAAAGATGGATCTTTTCTTATCATTTTTTATTGTTTCATATTCCCAATTAGTCACACTTCCTATTGAACCATTAATATTAGTAGAGAGATTATATATTCCCGTTTTAGTCCAATAATTTCCATTATCATAGTATGATATGGTAAAGTCTTTATCTACTCTTTTTCCTTTAGGAAGAATTAATTTACCATCAGAATCTTTAATTTCAATAGTTTCGTAGTGATGAACACTATTTAATTCATTTCCATAGAGTTCATAAGCATATTCATACAAGTCTCTATTGGATAGTGGCCATTCATTTCTGACATTTAAAATACCTGCAGTCATTAAAACTACCCAATCAAGTTCAGAGTCACCATAAAAATCCTGTGCAATAGTATCAGGTCGAGCACCCTCCATTATTTCATACTTATCAAATACTGTAAAAACATTCTGCAAATCATCACGAAGTTTGTTTCTTCGAAATAAGTTCTTAACTGTTATATAACTATGTGAAGAAAGACTACTTGATAAAAAGTTTTGATATTGAAGATCTGGTAATTCTCTAAAGTATCCCATTTTAATAACCTACTCCATCTCTATTATCATTATAATCTCCATAATCTTCATTGTATATTGGTGTGAGTTCGGTAAATTGAAGTGTTAGCATTGATGAAATTGGTGCACCATCTTGATATGTCGCAAATGTACCATCACCAGTATAATTAACCGATACATTTTTCAAAGCACATAGTTTCATTCTATTCAAATAATCTTGTGCTTTTCCTACATATTCGAGTTGAAATATATTAGGAGTTCTTAATACTGTTCCACCAGAACCTTTGGGAGCCATATTTCTTTTGAATGCTTTTATTATTGTTCTTATAACTTCTGCTTCTCTTTTATATCGAGGAGTTAATTTGAAATTAAAACTGAAAGTTCTTAAAGATGGGCCTGAGAATAGTAGTTCCATATTTGGATTTATTATTTCTCCTTGATCTCTAGCTAAAAGTTGATCCAGAGTAATATTACTACCTATAAGGGCACTAACTGCTTGTTTGGCAAACCAATTAGTTGCTAAATCGCTATTTGCAGAAAGATTCTGCAGAGCACTTTGAAAATTTGCTTTTGCATCAGATCCCTTTCCTTCTATTATACCACCAGCTGCAGCTAAAAGGTTTGCTTCTATTGTATTAAGTTTGGATTCACCCCATCCAGTAGAATTATTGTCAGCAACTTGCGATGGTATGGGAAGAAGAATACTTCCTAATAAATCTCTTGTATTTCTTAGATTATTTTGTTCCTCTGCTAAAGATTCTCTTCCACTTGTAAAGAGACGGTCACCTCTATTCCTTCTAATACCAATTTTACTTTGTGTAGATCTTCTATATTCAAAAATAGAGAATTTGATAAAATCTTGAGTTCCATTTATTGTACTATAGGGATATCTAAGATTACTTGGTAATCTTTCATTAGCTCCTAATCTACCAGATCTACGTGTTATATTGGCCCAAGGATTCTCCCATTTTTCTGTACCACCCCCTGGTAATTTTCCTGACTTTAAAAAATTCTGCTCATCCTCCTCACTCCAACCTTGAGTACTGTAAATATCGCTTCCCCCAATCTTCTTTTTTAAACTTCCATCTTCATTATAGAGACCCCCTACAGAAGAATTGTTGCCCAAAGCTTCTTCCTGCACTTGATCGTTGAATTCGGTTCTTTTATTTAAATCTAATTGAAAACCTACTGCTCCTCGTTGATCTGCATCAAATAGATTTAAAGTGGCGGCATCAACAGTTCCTAATAAAGCTCTTCTTACCCTTGCTTTCCATCCAGTTCCTTCAGTATCTAATGTAAATTGATTTTTATCTTTATCGCTCATTTATCGACCTTGATCTATAATTTTAACTATTTAGTTGTCTTTTTCCAAAAGGTATTTCTCTTGCATCAGCAAGTTCCTCTGGATAGACTTCATACAACTGACCGACGACCTCATTCCATGTATATTGTCTATAAGAACCCCAATGAAAATTGATTCCACGAAATCCCCAACGGAATATATCAGTTACTGCAACTAAAGGATGTGCATCATATTCTATATTATTAGTTTTAGGATTATAAACAAATGTATAATATTTTCCCACATCAGGAACAGGAGTGACAGTATTATTAAGAGCTTCCATCATTTCCATCATCAAATCATCAGGGTCTTCTGTTCCCATTAAATTATGTACAACACCACGAATTCTATTATGTTTGTCATCGGTAGGGTAACTTGAGGTCATTTAGATATTCCTAATTCTTTTTCTGTTAATATTTTAAATTCCAATCCTCTGTCTAGACAGTATTCTTCTGCTGCTTTCCATTTTGCCTGATTCTTTGCATATTCACGCACTTCATAGATATATCCTCTTGTCTTCTTTTTTTGACGTTTTGGTTCCATACATTGTCTTAGAGGTTTTACTTCAATAATCATTTTTTTAATTTTACCAGTGTTTTCTCTTACCTTAATGTAAAAGTCTGGGAAGTATCTATGAACTCTATTATCTAAGGGAGATCTGTAAGGAAGAAAGAACTCTTCACTTCCCCACTCTAAAATATTTTGATTACTATCACAATATTTCATGAATTTAAGTTCCCATAAAGAACGATAAATGATGTTTCTATAGTCACCTTTATACTTTAATGGGTTGTTAGGTCTATATTTTCCTTTATAAGACATCTAAATAGAAATAATATAAAAATAATATAAGGTATTTATGGCAACAGTAATCCAAAAGTTCAAAATGGATATTTTGAACAGAACTGACATTACTAAACTGTCTTTAACAAACCAATATCAGGTAAGTATTTCTGGGATTACAGGAGCACTTAAAGATTACCTTAAAAATTTTTATAAGGTTGATAATAATTACTTGAATGGTGCCACTGGTATTATGTGTTCTGAAGCTACTTTACCTTCAAGTTCATTTGCGACTGCAGAAGTTAAAGATAATTTTCAGGGTATAAATCAACAATTTGCCCACACTCGAATGTATCTTGATAGTGACTTTACATTTTATGTGGACAGGAAATATAATGTACTTAAGTTTTTTGAGGGATGGATGGATTATATTTCAGGTGATAATACGATAGATGGTGTTACTAGAGGAACTGATCAAAATTATTATCGTCGATTTAATTATCCTATGCAATCAAATGATACTGTAGGATATAAATGTGGAACATTATCAATTGTAAAATTTGATAGAAATTTTGAACATCAAGTAGGATATGAGTTTATAAATGCATTTCCTAAAGCGATGACTTCAATTCCAGTGTCTTATGGAGATGCTGATATATTAAAAGTAACTATACAATTTGCCTATGATCGTTATATAATGGG